ATCCTGCAACACTCCTTTCTTTGTTATTTGCCAACGCAAAAAGACACCTGCCCTTTTCATGGTGGTGTCTTTCTCTAAACCTAATTATTACATGATATAGTATACTATATCATTAGTGTGGGTTACAACCTGACTACTGTGGGAACTTTTTGTCAAATGCACTTAATGCTTGGATATGCATTTCTCTGACATAATCATAACTGAACCCTATGTCTTTTGCACATTCTTTTAAGTTCTTACCATCAATATAAACGATATTCAATATCTTTCTAAAAATATCATTTTCAATCTGATGAATCATATCAATTACTTTGATTCTGAAATCAACAAATACCTTTTTCATATCTTCAAGAATTTCTTCTTGTTCAAATATTTTTGAAAATGTATGTGCCATTTTATCAGGGTCAGGTGATGTCTGAACCCTTTCTTTATCATATCTAATTCCTGCAACATCTA